GTGGGCCATCAGGGCGACGGGATCGCCGACACCGCCGACGGCCCCGTCTTTGTGCCGGGCGCCTTGCCGGGCGAGGTGGTCGCCGCCGAGGTCAAGGACGGCCGGGCCGAGCGCTTCGACCTGATCGACGCCAGCCCTGATCGCCGCCCGATCCATTCGCAGACCTATGCCGAATGCGGCGTGGCGCCGCTCCAGCACTGGGCCGAGGAACCCTATCTGGCGTGGAAACGCGAGGTGGTGATCCAGACGCTGGCGCGTGAAGGATTGGAGACTGAGGTCGAGGCGGCCGTGGCCACGCCGCTGGGCAGTCGTCGGCGCCTGGCTCTGCACGCGCGCAAGGCGCCGGACGGGCGGGTCATCCTGGGGTTCAAGGCGCGCAAGTCGTGGCGCGTGGTCGAACTGACCGACTGTCCATTGTCGGATCCGCAGCTGACGGCGGCTCTGCCCGCCTTGGCGAAAGTCGCCGCGCCGTTGCTGGGGCATCCGAAATCGGCGCCGACCCTGCATGTCACACTGACCGACAGCGGTCTGGACGTCGATGTGACCGGAGTCGAGAAACGGTCGGGGGGCCTGAACGGAGATCAACTGGCGCTGGCCATCGCGGCGGCGGCCGAGGCCGATCTGGCGCGGCTCAGCCTGGATGGCGACACGCTGGTCATGGCGCGCCAGCCGCGCGTGCGGTTCGGGCGCGCCTCCGTGCCCCTGCCGCCAGGCGCCTTCCTGCAGGCGTCGCCCGCCGCCGAAGCCGCCATGGTCGCGCGCGCGGTCGCGGCGGTGAAGGGGGCCAAGAAGGTCGCCGATCTGTTCTGCGGGGCCGGAACCTTCACCTTCCCGCTGGCCGAGGTCGCCAGCGTCATGGCCGCCGATTCCGCCGCCGCCTCTATCGCGGCCCTGAAGGCGGGCGTAAGCACGGCTCAGGGTCTGAAGGGTATTGAGGCCCAGGCGCGCGACCTGTTCCGCCGTCCCTTGTCCCCCTATGACCTCAAGGGCTGCGACGCCATCGTTCTGGATCCGCCGCGCGCAGGCGCGCTGGAGCAGACGCAGCAATTGCCGGGAACCAAGGCTTCAGTGGTCGTCGGGGTGTCGTGCAATCCCCAGACCTTCGCCCGCGATGCGCGGGTGCTGGTCGACGCCGGTTTCCAACTGGAAAAGGTCACGCCGATCGATCAGTTCATCTGGTCGACTCATATCGAACTGGTCGGCGTCTTCCGGCGCTGATCAGGACGCCAGATCGAACAGGTCCAATTGCGGGCGGGCGTCAGCCGGGACGCGGAACTGGGTCACGTCCAGAGGCTGGCGCGGGGCGTCCAGTCCATAGCGTTTGACCGCCGCCTTGAAGCGCGTAGCGATCAGTTCGGCGACGGGGCCGGTTCCCTTCATCCGTTGCGACCAGTCTGGATCATAGTCCTTGCCGCCGCGCGTCTGGCGGATCAGGGACATGACGCGCGCCGCGCGGTCGGGGCGGGCGTCGGCCAACCATTCGCGGAACAGGTCTTTGATCTCCAGCGGCAGGCGCAGGGTCACGTACATGGCTGAGGTCGCACCGGCCTTCTGAGCTGCCTCCAGCACCGCTTCCAGCTCATGATCATTCAGACCCGGGATGACGGGGGCGAAGCCGACCCCGACCGGGCAGCCCGCGTCGGCCAGACGGCTGATCGCCTCCAGCCGCTTGGCGGGGGTGGAGGCGCGCGGCTCCATCGCCCGCGCCAGCTTGCGGTCCAATGTGGTGATGGAGACATAGGCCGAGGTCAGGCCCCGTTGCCCCATGTCGCCCAGGATGTCGGCGTCGCGCGCGATCAGCACCGACTTGGTGATGATGCTGAAGGGATGGTTGAACCGTTGCATCACCTCAAGGATCGAGCGCGTAGACCCTGTCTCACGCTCGACCGGCTGATAGGGGTCGGTGTTGCCCCCTATGTGGATGCGCCGACAGACGTATCGGGGCTTTGAGAGCTCCTGTTCCAGCAGACGCGCGGCGTCCGGCTTGAAGAAGATCCGGCTCTCGAAATCCAGGCCCGGGGATAGGCCCATCCAGGCATGGGACGGACGGGCGTAGCAGTAGATGCAGCCTTGCCGCCCTGTTAGAACGCGTCCAGAGACTGAGAGGGTCGGACGAGGGGCCGCAGGTGGAAGCTTACAGCTATATCCGTTTCAGCAGCGTGAAGCAGGAAAAGGGCGACTCCGTCCGGCGCCAGGTCGACTGCATCTCCGCATTCTGCGAGCGTATGGGCTGGCCGCTCGTCGAGCAGATCGAAGACCTGGGAACGTCGGCCTGGACGGGGCACCATCTGTCGGCCGGCAACCTGGGGCAGTTCGCCGAGCGGGTCCGGCGCGGCGAGATCAAGATGCCGGCCGTCCTGGTCGTCGAGAAGCTGGACCGTTTGAGCCGCCAGGCGCCCCGCAAGACTCTCCGCTGGATGGAAGACCTGGTCGAACTCGGCCTCTCGATCGCCACCGTCGACGGCGGCCGCGTCTATAGCGACGCGTCATTGCAGTCGAACCAGATCGAAGTGATCGAGATCATCATGCGCGCCGAACTGGCGAACAAGGAGTCGACGCAGAAGAGTGAGCGCGTCCTGGACGCGATCGGGAAGAACATGCGGCGGGCGGCGGCGGGCGGGGCCAAGATCAGCGCCAGGGGACCGGGCTGGCTCCGCCTCTCTGAAGACCGCATGAAGTGGATCGTGATCGAAGAGCGCGCCGAGATCGTACGCGACATCTATGAGCGGGCGGCGGAGGGGCAGGGCGCGCGTTGGATTGCCAAGGCGCTGAACGAGGCGGGTGTCGAGGCCTTTGGCCCGCCGAGGAAGGACGGGCGACGGCGGACCTGGGAGATCAGCAGCGTGCGGCTGCTGCTGGCCCAGCCCTCCGTAGAAGGGACCTACGTGCCCGGCTTCTCGAACACGTCGCGGTCGAAGACGAAGTTCGACGAGCCGATCCACGACTATTATCCGCGCGTCGTCGACGCTGACCTGGTTGCGAGGGCGCGCGCGGCTGTCGAGGCGCGGAAGGTCGGGCCGCGCACCGGCGGGCGCCACACCGCCGCCGTGGCGAACCTTTTCACGTCGCTCGCCTTCTGCCGCGCGTGCGGGAATAGGATGCACCTCAAGTCGATCAGCAACCTGTCGAACACCCGCTACCTTCAGTGCCACCACGCCGCCCGGCGCCGGGGATGCGAGCAGAAGCAGATGTTCAACTATGACGCCCTTGAGGGCGCAGTTCTGGACCAGATTCTTCACCTGGCCCTGGACGATCGCCACTTCGCTCAACCCGACGAGACTGGCGCCCTGGCGGTGGCCGTGGCCGAGATCGAGAAGGAGATCGAGGACGCGAAGCTGAAAGGCAAGCGTCTGATCAGCCTCGCCCTGCTGACCGACGACAACGCCCAGGTGGCGGCGGAGATCAAAGAGAACACCAAGGCTCAGGCGGCCCTGGAAGTGCGACGTGCTGAGGCCCAGTCGAAGCTAGACGCGGCGCGGGGGGCGGTCTCGCCGGAAGAGCACCTGACCCGCGTCCGTGATCTGCGCGGCGCCCTCCAGGATGAAGACAAGGCCACGCGCCAGGCGGCGCGGTTGCGGGTTCAGTCGGCGATGCGGGCGGTCGGCTTGCGCCTGGAATGCGAGGTCAAGCCGGGCGGCGACCGCGAGACTCTGATGATGCTGAAGTCCGGGTTCTTCTGCCGGATCGCGCAGGACGGCACCGTGATAGGAGCGGTCGACCTGCCGATGCTCGCGGCGGCGGTGGTGGGTGGTGTCGAACCTGGTGACGAGGCAGCGGCGACCGCTCGGACCCTGACCGACGTCGCTGACCTGCTTCTCAGCCGGGCGGCGGGTAGAGCACCGGCAGAGGACTGGGCGACCGAAGAAGCTGATCCGGCGCTGACCGCGCGCATCGCGACGCATCTGAGGCGCCAGCGCAAACCCTGGGAGGGGTCGGAATGATGAAGACGCAGCACGAGGAAATGGTCACGGCGGCCGCCGATTTGATGGAAGCGGCGCAGGGTGAACTTACAGCGGCCAGCATGGGGTTGATGCTGTCGCTGCTGGACGACCTGGAGGACAACCTTCACCTGCTGACCACCGCCACCAAGGCGCTCAGCTAGGCCAAGCCACCAGCGTAAGCGGTCGAGGCGGGGCGGCGCGCGTCACCTGGAGCACGGCGTAGAAGCAGATCAGCGCCGCCTCGGCGCGTCCGTCGTCCTTGACGCGACTGAACAGATCGAAGGCGCACGGAAAGACCTGCATGGCGCGGCGGCGCGCTTCGTTCTTGTCCTTGGGCGTCTTGGTCAGCCCCTTCCAGGCCGCCGGCGCCACCTTTGTTAGGATGGTGCGGGAAGCGCAGGCGCCTTCCAAGATGCCCAAGCTCCGACCGAAACTGAACGACGACACGACCCCCATCTGCGGACTGGACCAGACGTCTTCGATGTAGACGTGGTCGGGTAGGGCAGCGTCGAAGAGGCGGGCGACGCCGGTCGGGCTGACCGCGTCCTTGCCGCCCTTGCCTGGCTCCTTGGGCATGTCGATGACGGCGAGGGTCCAGACCTGGGTGTCGATCAGCGCCAGCGCCCCGTTCTTGCCGGGGTCGATTCCGATTATGCGGCTCACGGCAGCCGCCAGGCGAGGTTGGTGGCCGAGTTGTTGAGAGGGTCGCCGTCGAGGTGCTTTGCGACGTGGCGTTCAGACGGGCGCGGGCCGTGGAACGCTAGGCAGACCAGCCGGGCGACGCGTTCTCGGGTCTGCGGCCAGCCAGGCTGCCCCGCCACAGAGACGCGAGGTCGCAGGCGCTGCGACGTGTTCTGTTTCAGCAGACCACCGGGGGTGGCCCTGCGCGGCGTGGTGGCGATGCGGCCCAGGCAAGAAGCGAAGTAATGCTGGAAGCCGGGGATCGGGCGCCAGGTTTCACCGGCGAGCGGAACCACCGGCAGAGCGATGTCGTCGACTACCATTCGGCGTCTTCCGCCCGGGCGGCGTCGGCCAGGTCGAGTTCGGTCAGGAAGTCGGCGACGTCCGAGTCGTCCCAGGTCGGGTCGACGATTTCAGGTTGGCGGGCGGCGCGAGGGGCGTGAGGCGAATTGAAGAAGTTAGGCTTGGTGTTCTTGGTCACGTGAGGCTCAGGAGGGCCGGCGGCTCAGGGCAACGCGGGCGGGGCAGTCACGGGCGGTCGGCTCGGGACGTCACGAATTGTCTCACAGAAATTCGATCGCGCAAGAATTCCGTGTTCCTCGGACCACCGCCCAGGACCATCACTCGTGGGCTCCGCCCCTCGTGACCGGCTGCGCCGGCCCACCTTCGGTCGCCCAACGCTGGCGAGCGATCCGTCCCGACGTCCCGACGCCGTCCCGACGCCGTGGACGGCATAACCTCCCGTAATCAAAGGGAAAAATATGATCCGTCCCGACGTCCCGACAAAACGGGCCAATCGGGTAGATTCAGATAAAACACGGCCCGATACCGTGTTCTCCCTATATAATTTTCTCAATATCTAAGGTGTGTGTTTCGTCGGGACAGTCGGGACGGATCGGCTCAAATGCCCACCACCACTGGGTTTGCGCCGTCCCGACGACTTCGCTTTCGTCGGGACGGCGTCGGGACGTCGGGACGGATTTGGCCCTCACTCGCCCGCGAGCGTGATACCGAACCGCGCTTCGAACCGTTCACGCCATTCGCGCCGGGGCGCCAAGCGGTACGTCTTCTTGCGATCGCCTGAACTTCGGCGCCCGTCCACGACTTCGCCATGGGCCAGCAGGGCGCGGCGCGCGGCGCCGTTTCCGCCGCTGCTGCCATTGTGCGACCGGACATAGGAGTCGAAGCTGGCCTGGACGTGGACGCGGTCGATCACCAGCGGCTCGTCCATTTCCCAGTCGCCACCACCGACGTCATAGCCGTCCCGGCCATTGAAGGCGCCGTTCTCCAGCACGTCCATTACCCAGCGATCTTCGTCGCTCAGAGACTGCAACACCTGCTCGGCGAGGGCTTCCGTCTTCGGGGGCGCCCAGGGCTTGAAGTCGGTGATGTCGACTTCGTTCACCAGGTAGTGGAGGAAGGCCGCGATCCCACCATTGTCGGCCTCGGCGCGCAGGGCTTCGAAGTAGGCGATGCGACGCGGGTCGTCATGGTCCGTACCGTCGAAGAGGTCGCGGACCTTCAAGACAAACCACCGCCGCTCGCCGTCACCGGCCGGCACGGCATGGCCGGGATTGGTCACCAGGAAGAAGCGCGCGAAGCTGGTCTCTTCATAGGCGTCGAAACCCTTGGGCTCGGTCAAGGTGGTGGGGGAGGTGATAGCGTCCTTCAGCGGTCCCTCGCCACGCTTGTCGCCGCCGAAGGTCACTTCCTCGGCCTGGACAAAGAGGCGCCCAGCCAAGTGGGCGTTGAACGACCCGGTCAAGTGCTTGCCCTGGCTGATCTTGACGCTGTGTTTCCGACCGATAGCTCGGCGGAGGAAGTCCGCCACAGTCGACTTGCCGGCACCGCGCGGACCGATCACGACCGGGGCAAAGCCTGGTTTTTCGCCCGGCTTCTGGAACATATGAGCGAAGAACTGGGTAAGGACCCGATAGTGCTCGGCGTTACCGGCGCAGGTCGACTCCAGCAGGTGCTTCTTCAGCAGGGAGCAATCCCCTGGCGCCGGCGCAATCGCGATGCCCTCCCAGGTGTTCAGCATATGGTCGGGCAGCGAGCATGTGGGGTCACAGTCGATCCCCGCGTATCGCTTCACTCGGTCAGACTTCAGCAGCAGGTCCAGGGCCGAAAACTCCTTGACCTTGGGGTTGCCCTGCTTGTCTTCGCCCACCTCCAGCAGAGCCCGGTAGGAAGAGAACCAGAGGGCGGCGTCGCTCTTGACGTTGAAAGTCAGCCCGTCCTTGGTCCGGGTCGCGATCCGTACCTTGTTGCCAAGCGAGACCACCGACGCGACCTTCGACATGGCCTCGATCGCTTCGGCCTCAGCATTCGGACCGTCAAACAGGCACTGAGACGGATCGACGGCGTCGATATGCAGGGCGCTGGCGACAGCGACGTTGCCCGCCTTTACCGGTGCCGGCAGACCGGCGAACTCAGCCAGGGCGGCTTCGACATCGACCTCTTCCTCGGCCGGCTCGGCGTCGTCGTGATGCAAGCTGTCGAAGCGCGCGACGTCCTCAGCATCGAACCAGCCGTCGTTGACCATCTTGTTGAGGTGGTCCAGTCGGTCCCGGCCAGCGCACGATCCATGAAGGCAGGTGATGACGAAACCGTCACCGCGCCGGCCGTCCCCAGCGTTGGCGACATAGCAGCCCGTGTCGTCCTTCTCGGTCGAGTTGCTGTGCCCCGCCTCGAACGGGCATCGGATCGTCAGGTGCTTCCGGCGCTTCTCTTTCTTACCACCAGGCAGGGTCACCCAGGTCGCCGCACCAGACCAGCCGCGCAGCCGCGCATCCTTCGTCCGACCGTTCTTGTCAGGGTTGAAGCGCTCGACCAGCAGGTCAGCGATGTCGAACCCGGCAGCGTATTTCTTGGCCCAGCGCTTCCCCAAGGCGCCTTCGACAGTCTTGGCCCCGCGCTTCGCCGCGCGCACCTGCCGCGCAGCCGGCGCGGCCTCTTCGTCGACATGCCAGTCGGCGAGAAGCTGATCCACGTCGACCAGGTCACCCCCGAACAGATCGATCCGGTAGTCGGTGCGGCCTTCGGGATGGCTCGGCAGATACCAAAGGCGGCTGGCGCCCGTGCAGGCTTGATCGAGCGGCAGCCCGCCGAGCCGGCGGGCAAGCGCGCGGGGGACGTTGCGCCAGATGTCGAGCCCGGAAGCATCATCCGAGTCACGATCAGCAATGACGAACGGCGTGGACAACGGGAGGATCACACGCCATTTCGGAATCGGCGCGTGGGTGATGACCACGTTCTGGGCCGCGCCTTCCCCGACCACCTCAAACGTCATTGACGCGACGATCTCGGGCTCTAGGCCCTTCTCGGCCATACGCTCATGGACCACCGCCTGGGTGATCTCTGCATCTTCGCGGCCGACCTCGGCCAGCCAGTTCTGGATCGACGAAAGCGACTCCACGGTGGTCGTCTTCAGATGACTGTGAGACGACGCCATCACGGCCATCAGGCCAGTGTCGGCGATCGCCTCGGCAAGCACATCACCGTCGATCCCAGAGTCGAAATCCAAGCCGACGAAGTGCATGGCCTCGACGGATTCCAGCAACCGGCGGCCCGGCTTCATCCGACCCAGGACGACGGCCGGACCGTCCTTCTCCGCCGACACATTATGGCGGCAGAAGATGTCGAGGACGTCGGCGCGCGTGGTCTCGCGAGGCTTCCAGTCGACAGACTTGCGGTTTTTCCCACCGGTCACGACCACCGGCTCCGCCAGACGCGGGTCTTCGAAATCGAACACCGTGCGGATCGTTGCATCCTTATAGCGACCCAGGCCGCTGACGGTCGGCGCAGGGATTGCGACCACCGTCGGCGCCGCCATGCCAAACGCATCTTGCAATGCCTTCAGGGGCGTGTGCCGGTCAGCGTCGAAGTGGGCCAGCGTCCAACCGTTCGCGCCCGGCGTCGGCAGAGGGTTTTCGAGCGGCGCCGCCAGCGCGCCGCCCATTGCCTGGGCCAGGGCGATCAAAGCCGCGTCGTCAGCAGGCGCCTCTTCGGAGAGTGCGTACACTGCGAATACCAGGCGATCTTTGGTCAGGATCGCCGTGGGGTAGGCGGCCAGCCCAGGCGTCAGCATACCCTGCCAAGCGTCGGTGGTGGGCTCTTCGGTCAACGCATAGAGGAAAGGGACGGCGCCCGAGACGGTGGTAGGCGCGAGGTAAAGCGGATTGTCACCGGCCGCTTCCTGGACCGGCGTCAGGTCGTTCGAGACGTCCACGGCGGTATCGCCATAGACCAAGCGAAAAGGGTCCTGGCTGGCGCCGTAGAGGGCGGCGACGAACTGGCCCAGATCGACGGCCAAGTCAGGCTGGTTGGTAGGGTTGGCGGTCACTTAGGATTTTGAACTCGATGAGGGTGGGACAGAGCCTGGACACGCGTGGCGTCTCCGCTGGCGATCAACAAGCCCTGTTGTAGGGTGGTGGCGAAGCACCAGAAGGCTCCGCCCTCGGTGGTTATGCGATGGGGCCAGACCATCACGACTTGGAGGGCTCAGGCGTCGGCGGTTGGGGCAGGGGAGGCGTCCCGCCAGGTTCGCCTGGCGGGGATTGGACCCAGTCGGGCGGGTCGGACTCGAAGGTCTCGGCCAGACGAGGGGGGACAGGACGGCGGGTAAGCATCAGAAGCGCCGACCACGGGCGAAGTAACCTGCTGCCACCGCGATGATGGCTTGGGTCAGCAGCGCACCTGCATCCCAAGCGTCGCGGACGATGATCAACTCCGCGACGTCGATGCCCGCGCCCACCGTGATCGAGCGCGGATCGATCGAGATGCGCACGACCTGCTGCGGCCGACCCTGGCGGGACATCAGCAGGGCATCGCCTTCCAGGTCGAAGTAGAAGTCTTCACTGCGCTCAAACACGGCCGGTTTGATCACCTTGCGCACAAGGGTGGCGAGTCCGTTGCGGGCTGCTGAGGTGTCGAGCAGGTCCCCGGTAGGGAGGCCGCCGGAAAAGCGGCACGGTTCGTAAGCTGCTGCTTCTTCGGCCAGGACCTCAGAGAGAGGCCGTCGGCGTTGAACCGCGTCCAATGCCTGACATTTGGCGACCAGAGAGGCGTAAAAATCGTCCGTGGACGTAACCAGCGCGTTGCTCATTGACCGGCCTCCAGCGAGCCCGCCTCGACCGGACCGCCCGCCAGATCGTTCAGGTATTTGGCGACTGCGCCCGCGCGGAAAACCATTTTCGAGCGCGGGGTCAGGCGGGAGCCGGGGACAAACCGACCCTCAGCGCTCGCTTTTTCAACCCAGCGCCGGGTGACGCCGGGGAGCCGATCCGCGAACTGATCGAACGTGATCAGAGTGTCAGGGTGGAGGGTGCCGGGGTCCACCGGCATGGCGTGTTGTTGTTGTTTAGGCATAAGGGCTCGATCACCCGCGAGCGGGCGTTGAAAAAAACTCGTTGAGACGATGGGTTGATGAACGGATTTGCCGGAAGTGCGTGAAGGCACCCGACGAACCTGATGAACCTGTATATGCCAGAAAATGGCGGCTGCGTCAAGAATTACGACGTGTCAACTGCATTTTTAACTTGGTGTTAAATCGTAAATTCGCCGGTTGTAGGCTCGCCCTGGCAACAACCTCGCGCCAACTACTATGCGCTTATCATTCCTTTACTGTGATCAGGTGACTCTCACTCGCGCGCTTCGCGCTCTCGTGACCGGCTGCCGCCGGCCCACCTTCGGTCCGGCGCTGGCTAGGGGGGCCAATCCAGTTTGTTGTTGAAGGTCGGACCACCGGTTGACCTCAGCGGGCGAACCGGCGAAGACCGCATTTACGCTGGAGGGGTGTGGTGGGTGTTTTTCTTCTAATCGTCGCGGGTCTAGTCGCGTGGCTCTTCATCTCGGCCATGAACCGGGCGAAGACCCGCATGGCCTATGCCGACCGGCGCCAGGCGGAGCGCGAACTGAACAGCCTGGACAGAGACCCATACCTATCGCCGACCTGGGCGCTGAATCAGGGGCGCCTAGAAATGTTCCTGCGAGGCGCTACTAAGCTGGTTGAGCGCGATGGCGTGCCCGTGGAGTTCGTCCGAGATTTAACCACATCCAGCGATGGGTTGCGGCGGCTGATGCACTTCATCGCGCTGCTCGAACGGCAAGGCAGCAGCTTCACCTCCCAGCAGATTGCGGGCGCGGAATATTACCTTCATCGGTGGTTGGAAATGCCAGTTGCGGACTCCGTGCGCTATAAGACGGCCGAGATGAAGCGAAAGCTGGGCTGAAGCTCACAACCAAACGAAAAAGGCCCCCGGCATTGGAGCTGGGGGCCTCAGAAAATGGTGCGGGGTTTAGCGGTTTAAGAGCGCGGCGCCGAAGAAGCAAATGGCCCCGAGGGGGATGAAAATCAGCAACTTCATAACTGCAATCATCAGAACGCCGGCGATCTCCCAGGCCAAGCTTTCCTTCTCCCTACCGGCGCTTGCATAGAAAGACGTGTCGATCCAAGCCGACAGCAACGCCATGACTGGAATCCAGATCAGTAGCCAAGTCAAGGGCGCGTGGTGGTAGCCTCGCCAGGCTGGCAGGGCAACGATCCAGAGCGGGACGAAAAGGAACTTCGCCACCACAAACAAAACTGCCGCCAAAGTGCGCATCGTCGTCCCCCCGGTGACTCGCCGGTGACTGTGCTTCTTTAACTCCGGTAGTTCAACCAGGCGTCGCAGAAGCAGCGCTGCTGGCGTGGGCCGTAAACAGGGTCAGGATGATCGAAAACTTCACCCCTTGAACGTCACAGGGTGGATGCCCAGGCGATAGCCCGAGCCGTTGTAGGTCAGGTTCTGGCGGCGCATCCGGGGGTGGAACGAGATGTGGACCCACCAGGCGCCGTTCGGTTTGCGCTCGTGGATTAGCTGGTCGTACTGGATTTCCGACGCCGCGATTGCGCGGCAGATCGCCAAGGGGTCGCCGAAACCGGTGCAGGTGAAGTCCACCGCCCAGCCAAGAGCGTGATCGGAGTTCGGCACCCCGCCCACCGCCCGGTTCACGACGGGGTTGCGGTAGGCCGAGGTGACCTGGATCGGCTTGCCGCCGAGCAGCCTGCGCACGCTTTCCATCTGTGCAGCCGTCGCCTTCAGATTCTTCAGATGCGCGGGGGTGGGGGAGTTGTCGATGCGTAGGTGTGTGGCGGTGTCGCTGGCCGTGAATTCAGCCAGGGTGAAGTGATCAGACAGATTCATCGTAAGTCACAGTCGCGCGTGCGCGCGCGTTCAATTTTAGTTGTGCCGCCGGCCGCGTGCGACGTCGTCGGCAGAGGCGCCCGGATCGACGTCAGGGTCGTCGGCGGTGGTTTGAATCGAGACGCCCACCCCGCCGGGTCCTGTGACGCTCAGGCCCTTAATGATGCCGAGGGTGGCGACCACGACCAGGCCCCAGAGCGCCATGCTGCTGAGAAGCGCTAGGCCCATGAAGTTCAGCGACTGAGCCTGAAGCTCTGCCGTGCGGCTGTAGCCGAGCCAGACCACCAGGGCGAAGCCGATCAACGTCGGCCACATGATCACGCCGGCGCCGATGATCGACAGCCGTTGCAGGTGGTCCGGCCGCTCGCACAGTGTGTCGAGGGTTCGGCGCGCCCAGCCGAAGAAGCGGCTCAGCATCAGCCAGGCCCTGTGACCATGGTTACCACCGCGCCGACCACCGCCGCCAGCAGCGCCGAGCCGCCGGCCGTGAGGGGGCCGATGATGATTTCCATCCGCGTGAGGCGCTTCTCCAGCGCCAGCTTGTCGGTGGCGAACTCGCGCTCTAGCCGATCGAGTTCATCGGCCGCCTCGTTCTCGACGCGGCTGATTTCGCGGGCTGCCGCCTTCAGGTCGCGCTCCAGGCTGGCGATCTTCTGCGGCTGGTCCTGGGCTTCAATGCGCGTCAAACGATCGCGCACGTCCTTCATGTCGTCCCGGAAACCGTCGAAGCGCGTGTCGACCTTGTCGACCAGGCGATCCATCTTCTCGTTAAGGATGGCAAACAGTCGGTCGACCGAAACGGGGAGGGGAGACGAGGTACTGTGGGTCACGGTCAGCCGCGTTTGAAGTTTGTGAGAACGGCCGCCAGGGCGATCAATCGCCAGGCCAGGCGAACGCGGTCGACGCCCAAGGCCTCGAAAAAGATGAGGTCGCCCGTGACTTTGCCGACTCGGCGGTCCTGGCGAAGCAGGTCGTGGACGATCGCCGAACGGGCCAGCTTGCGCGCCAGGCGCCGGCCCCAGCGGAACCGTTGAGTCCAGCTAGGAATCGATGCGAGGTCGGTGCAGAAGCCCTTCTGCGCCGTGAGCAGCCACCCGCTGCCTAGAAAGCCGACTTCATAGGTCAACGCCGAGGTCATGTAGACGACCGGACGGCCGTTGCGGCGGTCCGGCGTCACTTCATATTGGGCGTCGGTGAACCGGCTCACGGCCACCCCACGCTGACGTCGACCGCGTCCAGCGCCGCCACGTCGTCGGCGTCGTTGATCAGCGCGGTCAGCCGCCGGGCGTTGCTGAAGCAGGCCTGGACGTGGACGAAGGCTGCGTCCGAGATCGCCTCGACCATCGCCAGGTCGAACTCGACGAAGACGCCGCGCGTGACTTCCCAGTCGACCGTTGTGCCGGCGGGCTGGCGGCCCAGGGCGCTGTAAGCCTTGCTCAGCGCGTTCTCGGCGTCGGCATCCAGGCGCAACGCCATCCCGTTGAAGGCGAAGGTGTCGATGACGGCGGCCCGACGCAGGTCGGCCACGGCCTCGATGCGCGCGGCCTTCAACCGCGCCAGGTGCGCCGCATCATAGCCGTTCACCGCCGCCACCACCGCGTCGGTGAACTGGTCATCGAACATGATGGTCTGGGTGCCGGTGCGGTCACCCTGCCCGACGCCCCAGGCGTCCGAGCCGGCGATCGGGGTCAGGGATTTTAGGAAGGCCGCGTCATAGCGCGCGGCGATTTGAAGGGTGGTCAGCATGTAGTTTTAGAGCCAAAAGAAAGAACGAGGGGCGCGGCGCGTCGGCGCGGGCGTGCCCGTGGTGGGCGGCGCCGCCTTGAAGGGATGGGAGGCGGGCAGGGCGCCGGCGGTGCCCCACTTGTGGGCGAGGTAGCCTTCAAGCCGAGCGGTCTCTTCGACCGACAAGGCGCCCGTCACGATGACGACTTCGCCCAGATGGCCTCGGAAGAAGTAGCTGAACGGACCGGCCCCAAGCCAAATGACGTTGGCCGTCAGCGTCATGCCGTTCAGGGCCAGCACCTGGGCTTCGCTGTCGGTCAGGGCGGCGTGGGCCTGCCCCCGGACCGACCAGGTCACGGGCGAGCCGTTCCGCCGGATGGCTGGCGCAGACGAGCCGCGCCACACCTCGGTGTTTGACGCGCTGCTGCTGGCGCCGATCGGCATCAGCGCGGACGTGTCGTCGCCCATCAGGGTCGACAGCGCCTGCGGACCTTCACCCTTGAATGCGTAGAATGCCGAGATTGTGGTCCCGGCCGGAATCCTGGTGAACGTCATGCGGTCATTCAGGAAGTACGCCGCCGGGCGCCCGCCGATCGCAGCCGGCACATGGCTGGGCGGGTTGGCCGAGACGGCGTTGCGCCCATTGCCGGATTTGTCGAACAGCGTGCTGATGTTCGGATAGTTCGAAAAGGCGATCGTTGTCGGATCGTCCATGTCGAGCCAAAGCAATTTCTGACCGAGATCGGCCGGCGTCCAAGACGCACCACCGCCGCCTTCAGCGACGTCCGTGATCGTCAGCGTGAACGTCTGGTCGGTGTAGTTGCCGGCGCCGTCGGTGGCGCGGAAGACCACCGCATAGGTGTTCTTGGTCTCGAAATCTGGCGTCGCGTTCAGCGTCCAGGTCGAGCCCGTGATCGAGAACAGAGCGGCATCAGCGCCGCCCGCGATCGACCAGGTGACCGTTTCGTCCGCCGTCAGCGCGCCAGTCGGGTTGACAGTGTTCTCCGCCACCGAAGCCGTGGAAGGGCTGGTGATGGTCGGCGGGGTGGTGTCGCCTGGACCCGGTTCGTCATCGCTGAACGTCCAGGTGATGCGGATTTGACCGCGCGTCGACGGCGCAGCACGCGACCCACCGCCCGGCGCGCCGCCCGAACCGATGCCGGCGGAGCCGCCGCCGCCCTCGACGTGGGATAGGCTGACAGCGCCAGCGCCAGGGCTGCTGCCGCCGGTCCCCGTGCCGGTCATCGGGTTGTAAAAGCTATCGCCGCCGTCGCCGTGCTTCGATGCTGATGCACCGCTGCCGCCGTAGGTGGATTCACCGATCGAACCCGGCAGCCCAGTGTTCGGGTCCTGGTAGCGGGCGGAGCCGCCGGAATATTTCAGCGAGGCGCGCCCGGCCGATGCTTGTCCGCCGACGTGCCCAGCCGCGCCTTTGGCGAGCACCGTCGCGGCCGAACCGAACCAGGTATCCTGCCCGATGGTCTCAGCGCCGTCGGCGGAGTATGGCTGGCTTGCAGCAATGAAGAAGTCGAACGCCTGACCCGGCGAGACCGCCAAGGTTTCCTGGGTCCATGCGCCGCCAGCACCGCCGGCGCCATAACGCCCGGCGCCACCGCCGCCCCAGCACTCGACCGTGATCGAGGTGACGCCAGCCGGAACCGTCCAGGTCCCAGCGCCGGTCTTCGTGATGATCGCGGTCGTGACTGCCAGGCGTGCGTTCGAAACCAGTAGCGTGGTGTCGCCGGCCGGCGCGGCGCCGAGACGTTGGTCGGCGATCGCCAGGACGAACTTGAGCGGCCGCGACAGGTCAAACGACGCGAGCGCGATCGTGATGTCGCGCTGCCCGCCAGGTCCGATCGGTGCAGAGCCCAGCAGGCGCTTCGACGCCAGGGCGGAGCCAGGGACGAAGGCCGACGCGTCCGCCGCCCAGTCGTGCTCGCGCACTTCCAGGATGGTGTTGCCGTGGCTTTCGTCGACTGTGATCGTCAGTGATGCCGACATCAGGCCGCCGGTCACCACCGTGGTGTCGAAGGCCGCCATAGCCTGATTAATTTCGAATTGATCCGTGGCGGGGTACTGCCCGATCCAGAACCACTCACTGACCGTTGCGCCGGCCCCCGCCGCCGCGTCCGTGTAGACGGGCGCATAGGCGGATACGGCCAGCGAAGCCGCCAGGTCGAGCGTCGTCGTGGTCGCCATTACGCGCGCGCGCCGATCGTGATGTCAGCGAGGCTCGCGTCTGGCGTCGCCGGCGCTTCGATCGTAGCGAAGTCGCCGTCAGCCCAGGTCACGGCGGCCGACCAGACGCCGACCGTGGCCCCGGCGGCGAAGGTCACCATGGCGACTTGGGCGCCGTTCCGCTTGATCGTGAACACAGTGCTGGCGGTCGCAGCGACGCGGGCGCGGGCAAACGACCGGGCGACGGTGGACGAAAACGCATAGGGGGCCAGGCCTGGATAGACCTCGCCCGCTGCCGTCTTACCGCTGATCGACCAGACCAGGCCGCGCGGCCGAGCCTTGAACTCTGCCGCGACCCTCGTCGCTAGGTCGACCAGGCGCTGGGCCTGGGTCGCCATTGCTTAGAGTCCGGCCTCGAACACCGCGACCAAGTTCGTGTCAGGGTCGCCCGACTGGACCAGGCTCAGCGAGCCCATATTGGCGTTTGCCTGGACCTTCTGCGGCGCCGTCAGCGCCTGGGCCGCGTCGAAGCGGAGGCGGTTGCCCAGGGCCGTGGTCAGCGCGGTCAGTTCGCCAGCGCTGCCCGCCAGGGCGTCTTCCAGTTCCTTCAGCGTGTCGAAGGCCGCGCCGGCGCCGCCCAGGATTTCGGCCTTCACCGCCGCGCGCGCGTCGGCGATCTCGGCCAGAATCTTCGTGATCGAGTAGGTCTGGGTGGTCGAGGCGACCGAGCCGTCGTTGATCGTAGCGCCGCCCGAAGCAGCCAGGCTGTCGACCTCGGTCTTCAGTTCATTGATCGCCGCGACCAGGTTGCCCTTGGCCGTGGTGAGCAGAGCGACATTCGACGACGCGTTGCCGTTCAGCAGGGTGCGGATCGACTTGGTTTCGGTAGCGACACGGGTCGCGAGGTCGCCGAGGCGGACCTGAAGAGTAGCCATTAAGGTAGAAGTCTCAGATGAGGTGGTTTTCGAAGATGAGGGTGAGGTCACCTGGGTCGGTGGCGCCGTCGCCGGGAATGCCAGGCTGACCCTGCTGGCCGCGCGGACCTTCAGGGCCGATCACGGCCGCGACCGGGCCGACGACAGGGAGGCGGAGGGGAGTGGCGTTCTCGGAAGGGCCGATCCAGCGGAACCGAGCAGCCGGCGCCTCGCGGAAGCGAAAGCGCATCAGATGGTGACCCGCTCGACGACTTGGACCCGCTGGAGGTCAGCGACTTCCACGAAGCCCGAGACAAGCTCGATCTTCGCGTCGACGACGTAGTTGCCCACGGCCAGGCCGGTCGTGGCGTTCGCGCCCAGGGTCAGGACCCAGCCTGCGCCGCCGCCAGGGACGACCTCGGCCGAGGGCGTGACGGTGAAGCTGGCGGCGACTTCAGCCTGATCTCCAGGCGCGCCGCCGTTGCGGGCCGCCTTCAGATCGGCGCGGCAGGTTGCGCCGTCCAGGTCGGCGCCATCGAGTTCTTCGATCGCAAGCGAGAAGGTCTCGCCGCGCGTCAGCTTGAAGGTCATGCAGGGTCCGGAAATGGGTGGCGCTTCAGATGCGCCGGCCCCGCCGACAGCCTATCGAGAAGGGCCGATAACAAGGGCTGACGATGGCACAAAACAGCCTAAAAGTCAAGATTTTAGGGTCGTTTGCTCATGCCGTTTCGAAGCCAATGGGGCGCCTTTGGAGTCCGCTGGCGCCCCTGATTTGCGTCACCCGGCAGGCGCCAGGTCGAAGTCGGCGCGCAGCCGGGTGACGTAGTGCTCGGCCTGTTGGATCATCTGAGCCAGAATCGGCGGCAGGCCACCGAACCACAGGTCGGGCTGGGCCTCAATCAGCGCGGTGAGGCCGCCCAGGGCGTCGGCGATCTCTTGAGCGTGGTCACGCTTCAGGTTGTTGACGGTTTGCAGGGGGGTGTCGGTCATGTGATTTCCTTGAGACGACAGAGGTTAGTTTTGGATGTTGCCGGCGGCGGCGCTGACCGAGACCCAGTCCGAATAGGCGACGCGGTTCTGTGCGTCGGTGATTTTCAGACGGTAGTTCGCCATGTCCGAGAAGTTGGTCATGCCGGTGTAGTAGAAATCGGCATGCGTGGTGTAGCTGCTCACAGACCAGCCGTTCATGCCGCCTGATCTTTCCCACGAATACTGAAGGGGCGTCTGTCCGCCGGTGACGGTGATGTAAGTCGTGCCGACGTACACAGAGTGGAACTGGCCCTGGTTGGCGAACTCCCACTGGTCGAAGTAGGTCGGGCTGACCGTGACGACGGGCGGCTGCGAGACGTTGTAGTTATTGTCTGCGTCCACGGTGATGCCGACGGTGAAGCTGCCCAGGCTCGCGCCGGTCGTCAGGTTGGTGACGCTTACGTTGCCGCTGGCGGTACGCCGGCCGCTTTCGGAGCCGCCCGAGGCCTTCAGGATGAAGGTCGAGCCGTTGACGACGTCCACGTCGACCCAGCTTCCAGTCTGGAAGTTCTCGATCACCGCGTAGGCCTGGTGCTGGTGATTGGTGATTTCCAGATTTTGCCACGTCGTGTTGCTCGACGCCGACGTGAACTGGAAGCGCAGCCTGATCGTCTGGTTGATGCCGGTGACGGTCGGGCCGTTTGCGTTGTAGGCCCCATACAGATAATGCTCGTTCGTCGACCACGAGATGTTCGGCCATGACATGGCGTCGGGATTCGGATCGGCGACGTTGTAGTTGTTATCGGCGTCGACCACCGCAGAGACTGCAAAGGACGCCAACTGGACGCCGGTTGTCAGGTTCGTGACGTAACCGTTGAAGGTGGTCTCGCCCCGTCCCGCGCTGACGTCGCAGTAAGCTCGAATGTGGATGTAGTCGCCGTTGTTCACCGCGATGTCTGCGATGCCCTGAGCCCCGGCGCCAATGAAGTATTCGGTCCATGTTGAACCGTTCGTCGAATGGTAGATGAAGAGCCGCCGGGTGAAGATGCCGCCCCGGTCAACCTGATTTCCTCGCGTGAATCGCAAGGTGATCGACTGATTGATCCCGAGTACCCGAAACTCGCTGGTATTGGTCCAGCCACTGGGTTCGTTCGTGACGAGCGACAGGTCGCCCACTGCGATCGGATCGGGGTGCGGGTCCGGCGCGTAGAAGTTGTCGTCGCTGTCGACGGTAACGCTGACGGGGCTGTCGGTCGCAATCTGGTTGTTCAGGTCCAGATTCCAGACCGACAAGTTGAACGAGTAGACCTTGCGGCCGGCGTTCGTCGTCGCGCCTCGGATTACGTAGCGGAACCAGTCGCCGTTGTTGGCGGTGACGTCTGTGTAACGGTAGCCCGTCAGCAGCGGATTGAAGCTGCCGACGTCCGTCCAGGGGCCTGAAGACGACGCGGCCTTCTGGACCACCACCGTGATCGCGTCTATCGACCCGGCGGGCGCATAGCGTTCCCAGCGCAGGGTGATCGGCGCGTTGATGCCGGTGATCTGGATCGCGTTCGATGCCGTGTCGCCCAGGACGTTGTTCGTCGTGGACGGGCTCATGCCGTTCAGCGTGATCGGGTCTGGCGTCTTGTCGACCGCGCCCACCGTGTGGGTGAACGTGACAGGGTCCGACGTCCGGGTGGCACCCACGGCGTCGGTGACGTTCGCGACATAGATGGCGGACAGGGTCGTACCAGGCGCCTGGTTCATCGAGCGCGTCGAGAAGCTGGTCGAGGTCGTCGAGCCGGCTGGCGCAACGGCGGTCGAGCCTGACTGGCGGGTCCAAGAAACCGCGTAGGGCGCCGTGCCGCCCGTGATGGTGATCGAAACTGCCGGCGTGTCGGTCGTGGCGTTGGTCGCACTCTGGACCGAGACCGAGCGGGTCGCAGCAGAGATCGCCACGTTTGGCGTGTTGGGGTTGGGAAGCGGCGTGGACGGCAAACCGGTGACATCGATCACCAGGTGTCGACACTCGCCGTCCATGTTTAGGTGGGGCTGAGCGCTGGCGGGATTCCACTGTTGCCAATACTCGAAGCGGGTGATGCCCGCGCGGATCGTCGACGCGCCGACGTAGCCGCCCGACGAATAGTAGCCTTCCAAAATCTGGTGACGCCACGTCATGCCGAGCGGCGGCTCGCCGTCGCCGATGCTCAGTTCGGGCGGATACTGGCCGTTGCCATACGAGCCGGTGTCATAGGTGGTGCTGATGAAGAACGGCGTGGCCTGGACGACCGCGTAGGTCCGTCCAGCGGGGACCTGGACGTCGACCGAGTCGCCGAACGTGCCGCCGCCGTGGCCGAAGGGGATTTGATTGGGCGGGGTCGGCGTCTCGATGACGTTCGCCACGCGCATGAAGTGCATGGTCAGGTCGAACGTCTTCACGCCGAACTCGTCGTAAATCGCGGCCTCGACGTCGGCGAGCGTGGGGTCCCGCACCGCGCGGCCGGCGGTATCGAAGACCCAGTATTGAAGGCCCAGGGCGGCGGACGACTGCGCACGGAAATAGAACGTGAAGTTCCCGCCGCTCAGACCGGCCGCATATACGTTGACCTGCTGGTGTGCCTTGAACGCCAGGACCGGATTGACGCCCGCGACGGTCACCTGGCCCACCACCATCGGTTGGGGGTGGGTCTGGTTGTCGCTCACCAGGGTGAGCGCGCCGTGGGTCACCAGGCCGAGACCGAACGCGTTCGCGCCGAGGGCCTGGACGTGACCCGCTTCGCTCAGAAACTCGATGACGGCTTCGCTCATGCGCGCACGCCGTAGATCACGCGGTGATCAGCATTGCCGGCCGAACCGCTGTTGCGGAAGGTCCACGAGATCGTGGTGCCTGAGACTGTTAGCTTCGGCGGGACAGGCGACCATCCTGCCGCCATCGGCAGGGCGGCGATGATGACGCCGCGCCCGCGCGCCAGGAGGGGGTTGGAGATCGAGCCGTTCGACTTTCCAGTCGCGAAGGCGCCCAGGATCGTGACGTTTGACGTGCCGGGTCCCAGGCGCAGTTCGCCGTCGGGGTTCCAGATGTAGAGGCCGGGTTCAGCCATCAGACGAACCCGATCTGGATGCGCCGCACGTTGTTCTTGAACAACTTCAAACCATTGGTTCCGGTGAATTCGATGCGATCGCCAGGGTTGCCGGGCGTCTCGACCGAGAAGTGATGAGCGCTGATGCGGACCGAGCCGATGCGGCCGTCATTGCCCGAGTAGATGCCGGTGATCAGGCCGCCGACCTGGGTCTCCAGGCCGATCAGGGATTTGGCGCGGCCGTCAGCAGACACCGCCGTCGACAGGGCCAAGGAGGCGTTAGCCTCGGCCGTGCCCAAGGCGGCCTTAGTCGCGAACAGGGTGGTGGCGTCCGTGCGCAGGACGTCGGTGTAGGACCGCGCGCTGATCAGAGTGCTGGCGTCGCCGTCGGCACGTTCGGCCTTTGTTGCGAGAGTCAGACGTGAGTCGGCGACCTTGCCGTCGGCGTAGGATTTCGCCGACGACAGGGTGTTGGCGGCCGACGTGCCGAGGGCGGCGGTCGTGGCGAACGTCTGGTCGGCGTAGGTCTTGATGCCGTCGGCATAAGACTTGGCCGACGTCAGGGTGCCGGCGGCCGACGTGCCGAGCGCGGCGGTCGTGGCGAACGTCTGGTCGGCATAGGTCTTGATGCCGTCCGCGTAGGACTTGCTCGACGCCAGAGTGCTGGCGGCCGACGTGCCTAGCGCAGCCGTCGTGGCGAACGTCTGGTCGGCGTAGGTCTTGATGCCGTCCGCGTGGGCCTTCGCGCTGTTGAGCGTGGTCGACAAGCCGCCCTGGAAGGCTGCCGTCGTGACGAAGTTGAGCGACGCTTCAGCGATCTCGTCATCGACGTACGTGCGTGCATTCGTCTCAACCAAGCTGACCGCATCCTGGACGGCGGCGATCTGGCTGGTGCGGGTCGAAACCTCGACCGACAGGTCCGTCCGGACCACGTCGATCGACGACACGACCTCGGCGATGTCTTCGCCGCGCGCGGTCCGCTCGGCGAGAATGGCCGCCGCGCGGTCCTGGGCTTCCTTCAGAAGCGCGGCCGCACGGTCCTGGGCTTCCTTGAGGATCGCAGCAGCGTTCGCAGCCGAGGCGCTGACCAGGCCGTCGACGTCGTCGCGCACCGGGCCGAAGAGGTCGTCGAAGTCGTCGCGGATTTGATCCAGGGCTTCCTGGTCGATGCCGGCCGACAACGCGCCCGAGGTGATCGGGCCGGTGATAAGGCGGTCGCTGATGGCGCCGTTCTTGGCGACGTAGCGGATCGAGACCCAGTACTCGGTGTTCGGCTCGACGCCGGTCATCTCATAGCGGCCGTCCGCCATGGGCGGGCCGGTGTAACCGACCGTCCAGGGACCGTCAGAGGTCAGACCGTATTCGAGGATGACCGAAGCGATGTCGCCGGTGTCGACGACGCCCTCGACCACAATCACGGGCTGGCTGGTGCCGTCCTCAGAAGGCGGCCTGGGCGTGATCACCCAGTTTTCGGCCGGGGGCGGCGGGACGTACTTCGGATCGACCGCCGACAGGCTAGGGGAGGGCGGCGGGTTCGCCACCTGGCCCAGCGCCCAGGCGTGCTTTGCGTCCGACTCCGCGCGCAGTTCGAGCGTCACGGTCGCCGACTTGTGGTCGACGGTGGCGCGGCGGACCAGGAACTTCTGGCGAGCCAGAGCGACTTCCGGCAGGTCGACCGTGATGCAATCGCCCGGATGGACGTGCATCAGGTGAGCCTTCGACGGCAGGGTCGCCGTCAGACCTTCGCGCAGGTTCGCCAGGTCATAGGCGCCGAGTTGCCCGGCCTGCTTCGCGTGGCGGACGTGGACATATTCGATTTCGATCGAGCGCGGCTCGCCACGGTCCTCGTCGCGATAGACCTGGCTGGTGACCTCGCCGGCCGGGACGTATTCCCAGCCATGCGCTTCCGACCGATAGCGCGGGATGATCGTGTTCTTGCGCTCGCGACGCGGCGTCGACGTGCGAACCTCGGCGGCGCCGATCAGGTCGTCGCGGGTGTAGGTGTAGGTCGCGACGCGCGGCGCGTTGACCATGACGCTGATCTGCGCGCCTCGGCTGATCGGCTCGCCGCCGCCGGCCTGGAGCATCGCCACCAGGGTCTGGAACTTGCTGTCGCTGGTGGACCACTCGCCCGAGATCGCCCAGGCGTTCGCGTCGGCGACGTTCATGCCTTCGACGAAGGCGGGCATGTCGATGGCGACATCAGGCGCGCCGATGCCGGCGATGCGCTTGGTCCGGTCCAGCGAACCGTCCAGGTTCATCTTGTACCAGCCGCGCACCCAGGCCAGGGCGTGCACGTAAGGGTTCTCGGACCAGCCCCAGGTCCGCCAATCGTCACGGCGCTGGGGGCCAGAGCCGCCCGGATAGGTGGAGTCCTTGCGCGGGTCCCAGACCTTCATCCAACGGCCGACCCAGCGGGGGTCGGGCACGCCGTTGGTGAAGATGTCCCGGTCTTCCGGGTTCTTCGCCAGGACCATCGTCCAGAAAGCGAAGGCGACGCCCGGCGCGGCGTGCTGCGTACCCCAGCCGGTCAAGCCAGGGTTGCCGTACTTCAGGCCGGTCGGCGGCAGCAGGGCGGCGTCGCCCGGCAGGCCGACCGTCGTCCGCTGCCACATGTCGGCGGCGTAGAAGCCGGTGGCCTCGTTCTGAGGGCCGGCGAACGAAACGACGGCGTCGTCAGCGCGGAACTTGGTGACCTGGTCGATCGGACCCAGCGACAGCGCCACGCCCAGCGACATGGCGACGCGGTTGTAACCCCAGGTCGCGTGGAAGACCTTGCTGCCGCCGACGGCGGCGTAACCCATGACGCCTCGAACCGGCGCCTTGGGGTCAGGCTTGAAGTCCAGAGTGGTTCCGCTGGACGGCGTGTTCGGGCGCATGAGCGCAGCCGCGCCCGCCGACAGCGTCATGGCGGCGGTCGCGCCGACGATCTTGCCCGCCAGGGCGATGGTCGCGCCTTCACCGATCGCGGCCATGACGCCGACCTTGGTCAGGCCGACGGCGGTGACGGTGACGGCGGACGACCAGGCCGCAGCCGCCCAGGCGGCCGCAGCGGGGAGAAGCTGAGGCATTAGACGACCCTCCAGGCCGCAATGGGCTCGTGGATCAGGACTTCGCCGCAGACGCCGTCCAGGAAGCCCAGGGCGGTGCTGCGGTGCAGGCGGATCGCCATCGCGTTGCCGGTGTCGCCGACGCCCGGACCGCACACGACGTCGCCGGGCAGGGCCTCGGCGGGCGCGATGCGCAGGAAGTGCTTGTCCATGATCTCGGCCAGCGTGGTGACGCCCAGGCGCTTCAGAGCGCGGCGAGCGCCGACCTCGGTCGAATAGGTGCCGCCGTGGGGCAGCATCGAAGCCGGAAAGCCCAGCTTCTGAAGGTGGAAGGCGACCATCCGGGCGCAGTCGGTTTGGCCCAGCACGAAGGGCTGACCGTTGAAGCGGTCGAACGTCGCCGAGGTCGCGGCGGCGCGAATTTCAAGATTGGTCATTTCAGGTGGCTGTTCTCAGAGCCGCCGCCGCCGATTGAGCCGCCGCCGCCATAGGACGACCCGCCCGAGCCGTTGGTCGGGCCGTTGTAGCCCCAGTGGAGCTTGGCCCCGGCGTTGGTGACGTGCTGGAAGGCGCGGGCGCCCGAGCCGTACAGGTAGGTCCAGAAGGCGTCGTTCCAGCGGTGGCCCTCGTTATCGTCGAAAAGCCGCTCCCAGACGGTGGCGAGTTCGAGTTCGAGCAGCGTGGCGTTGCGAGAATGGTTGAAGGAAGCGTCGTCGAGTTCGCCGATGAAACGCGGGTCAGGGTCGCCGATGACCTGGCCGGTCTGCTGGTCGATGACGGCGGCGTAGATCGTGGCGGGCGAGCCCTGAGCGGCGGGCGCGGTCAGAGCGGCGAGCGCGGCGTTACCCGTCGGCAAAAGCTGGACGGTCTGGCGCGGGGCTTCGGTGCCCTCGGCCTCGGTCAGTTCGCCGAAGCCGGCGATCTTGCCGAACTCGGGGTCGGTGTCGGTGAAGGTCTCTGAGCCCCAGATGACGAAGCCCGAGCCGTCGACCAGCCGGATGGTCCGGCTGGGCAGTTCGATCTTCAGGAGGTGGACCAGAAGCGGATTGCGGGCTTGCAGCGCGGCCAGCATCGCGGGGGACATCGCCATTATGCGATTTCCTGAATGCTGAAGCTGAACGGCAGGAACTTCGACCGGCTCACTTCCCAGGACTGCTCAGAGCCCTGGACGAAGCCCTCGATCCGGGGCGCTTCCAGTTCGACGACGGCGCCGGCCGGCGGCTGCCGGCGGAGCATCGGGTAGATCGGCAGATTGACCGTCCCTGCGGTCGCGGTGACGTCGGCCGTGACCTGGTACAGGTAGCGCTGGCCCGAGATGACCAGGCTGAAAAACTTGCCTTCAGGGATGACGACGCCGGGCGTCAGTCCGCTCACCGGCAGGGTCCGGCCGGCGGCGCCAGCCGACGCCACCACAGGCGCGCCGTAGGACTGTTTGACCAGACCCGGCTCAGGAAAGGCGAGCAGGACGGTGTCGGTCAGGCCGCGCACCAGGCGCGACAGGTACTTCATGCCGTGAGTGGCGTATCGGACCGGCCAGGTCTCGACGTCCATGGCCCAGCGGTCGCCCATGCGCGAGATACGCGACTGGGCGCCGCCGAGGGTCGGGGTCTGATCAACTGCGAAGCTGATCAGGCGCGGCGTCGCGGTCCGCAACGCCGGGCAGGTGGGGAGTTCAATCATTTAGACGAAGCTTTGGCGTCCGCGCTGACGGGCGGTGCGCATCTGGTCTTGAGAGTGAGCGACGCCGGCGGCGGTGCTCTGGATCGCGATCGGCGCAGCGCGACCGTCGACGTAGGCGTTGAAGCGGTCGTCATTGACGTCGATCCGAACCGCGACGGCCTGCTGGAGGCGGGACGCGCTGGCTTGGTTCATCCTGCCCATCGCCGCGTTGACGCTGGGGATGACGGTGCCGTTGACGTTAGGGACGAAGACCTCGGGCCGGCGCTCGCCGACGAGGTAGGATTGACCGGCCGTGACCGGGCCGCCCGTGGCGCGCGGAGCGAAGGCCGAGGCGAGCGCGGATAGCCAGCCGCCGCCACCTCCGCCGCCGCCCGCCATGCCCTTCGCGGCGCCGGCGAGCAGGTCGAAGAGGTCGTCCGCCAGGTTGTCGAGCATCCGGTCGGTGAAGCGGTCGGCCAGGCTTTCGAAGAAGCCTCCCATGTCGCCGTCGATCGCGGCTTGGATGCCGTCGCGGAAGGCCGACCGGAACTCTTCGCGGACCTTGCCTTCGCGGTCAGCGTTTTCGAGCGCGCCGTATTCGTTGGTCGCTTGCGCGCGGGCCTCGGCCTCGGTGATGAGGCCGGGCTTCAGGCGAAGCAGTTCGTTGATGCGCTCAGCGATAAAGAGTTCGCGCTCGGCGTTTTCCAGCCGCGAGGGGCTGCCGTTCAGGCGAGCGAGTTCGGCCTCATAGCCCAGGCGGTCGAGCAGCAGATCGTTCTGCTGGCGGGCGTGTTCGGCCTCGGCCTGGTCAGCGCGCTCACGACGCTCGGCGTTCTTCTTGCCCTGGCGCTCGGCCTCTTCGGCGATGCGGACGCCGTCTTCGATCGCCCACAGCTTTTCGAGTTGAGCCTTGGCCTCGGCGGCCGCGTTCTCGACCTGGGCGTCGGTGAATTGCTTCGTGACGTTGATCAGGTCGATTTGACGCTGGACCGCGCGGGCCTGGTCTTCGTTACCGGCTGCCTGGAGCAACTGGAGTTCGCCCTGAAGGCGAAGCATCTCGCGCTGCGCGGCCAGTTCTTCCGGCGTCGGGCCGGAGCCCTTCTTCTTGGGATCGCTGGCGGCGCTGGTCGCGGTGCGGGCGCCGTCGTGGGTCCAGGTGGCGCCGGGCGCCATGCCGATCTGGATGGCCTGGGACATCAGGTCAGCGCTCTGCTTGTCGAGCGCGTCGGCGGCGGCGTTTCTGGCGTTCGCGGCGGCGCGGGCGGCCGTACCGCCAACGCCCGGCACCGCGTGCAGGCCCATCTCCAGCCCGCGCTGCCAGAGGTTCGGCTCGCGTAGCTTCTGGGATTGAATCCGGTTTTCGGTGATCTGGGCCAGGCGCGCGGCGCGGGCGCGTTCCAGGTAGGCGTCGGCCAGAGCCAGGGTTTCGGTCCGCAGCCCAGAGGTGGCGTCCGTCAGCGCATTAACGCCGGAGATCGCGCCCTTGCTGTCGACGCCGAACTCACGGATCAGCTTGTTCGACTTCTCCGAGGCCTCGCGGGCGTCGTCGATGGTCGATTTGTAAGAGGCGAAGGCCGCCGTCAGAGCGGTGATCGCGATGATCGCCAGGCCGATCGGGTTGGCGGCCAGGGCGGCGGTGAAGCCGCGCATGGCGCCGGTCGCGGTGACAGTCGCACCGGCCATCATCGCCGTGGCGCGCGAGGCGCCCGTCATGCTCATCGTCATGGCGGTCTGGAACTGGTAGAGCCGCGCGGCCGAGGTCACGGCGGCGACGCCGTTCGCGGCGATCGCGCTGGCGCTGGCGGTCAGCGACCAGGCGAACCGGCCGCCAACCAGTGCCGCGAGCGTGACGACGACCGGGATGACCTTGTCCAGGTTCATCGCCAGGGCCTGGATCGCCAGGGCCATGCGGTTCGTCGCCGACAGACCGCTGTCGGTCTGCCCGACGAACCGGCCAAGCTGGTTGTCCAGAGTCTGGAGAGCGGAGCCAACCGTCAGCGTTGCCGCGCCGGCGCGGGTCTCGATGTCGGCGAAACCCTTCAGGGCGGCCTGGAAGAATTCCTGCGACGAGACCTTTCCGGCCTTCACGTCCAGGGTCAGCTTGTTGATCGAGCCGCCCCAGCGGTCTGAGCCCTTCGCGACGGCTTCCAGCAGGACCGGGAGGCCGTCGATCAGGGAGTTGTATTCCTGGGCCTGGACCTTGTTGCCGCCGAGCAGTTGGCCCAGTTGGAGCAGGGCGCCGCTGGCCTCGGTCGTGGACGTGCCCTGAAGCTTCAGGGCGGCGGTCGTGCCGTTGACGAGCGCCAGAAGGTCGGCTTCGCTCGCGCCCAGGTTCTGGCGCGCCATGGTGGCGCGCTGATACAGTTCGGTTGTGGCCGAGACGGCGACGCCGTTGCGGTTCGCGGCCTCATAGAGCGAGTCCTCGACCCGCTTGAGGTTCTCGCCCTCCAGGCCCGCCGCTTTCAGGCGGTTCTGAAGTCCGGTGTAGGCGTCGGCGTACTTGATGACCTGCTGGGTCGAGAAGGCCGCAGCAAGCGTGGGCGCCAGGCTGGTAAGGCTGCTTTTCAGCGAGTTGACCATGCCCTGGCCCGCCTGGGCCATCGTCCGCTGGAGCCGGCGTTCCATCTGCTGGGCGCGGCGTTCCATCGCCAGCAGTTGGCGGTCAAAAGCCCGCTGGCCGGCGACCACGTTCCGGTTGAGCCGGGTCATGTCAGCGGACATTTGAAGAACGAGACGTTCGACGTCGGTAGCCAAGAGGCCTCCAGACGGCGTCAGGCCGCCTGGTCAAACCAGGCGACAAGCGCCGCTTCTTTTTTGTGGTGTGGTGGGGGTCCGGTCAGCGCCGGACGTCAGACGTCTGCGAACTTCGCCAGCAGAGCGTCGTGTTCTTCGTTCGAGAGAGGCTGCGCGGCGGGCTCAGAGCTATTCGCCTTCGACCAGCCTTCGACGGCGGCCGCGAATTCCCAAAGGGAGAGGTCGTCGACCTCGCGGGGCGTGAAGCCTATTACGGCTCCGCTGCCGTAGAAGCCGGCGAACCGAAGTTTGGATCGGGGGAGGGGCTCGACGGCGCCTCCCCCTGAACCTCCCCCGCTGGTTCGTCCTCCGCACCGAGCAAGGCGGTGTAGAGGATGGCCTGGGCCACGGGGACAAACTGCGCGAGGGGGAGGTCGTCGAAGTCGGACTTCATCAACCGGGTGGCTTCGGCGGAGGTCATGCCCCCGCCGATCAGGCCCTGGAGGATGGTCTCGCGCAGGTCGTCGACGCGCCAAGCGCCGGCGGCCAGCCGGTTGACCAGTTCCATCGGCCCGGCGTCGACCTTTTCCTGGAGCGCGCGCAGCCGCCCGATGTTCAGGCGGAAGGGGCGATCCTCTCCGCCGAAGGCGATTTCGATCTCGGCGGAGCGGCTCATTAGGAGTTCGCGGCCGAGGTGATTTCGCCGTTCGACGACAGGCTGATGCTGGCCTGCATCTTCTCGCCACGGTTGCCGGTGATCGAGAACTCGCCCAGGTGGAACGAGCCGGTGAAGATCACGCCGCCGGCCGAGGCCGGGACGTCGACGATGACCTTGACGTTTTTGGGGTCTTCCGACTTCAGCCAGTCGAAGAAGAACTCGGCGTCTTCGGTGTCCAGGACGCCCGAGCCGGTGATCGAGGCCGACAGGTTGGTCTTTTCACGGACCACCCAGGCGATCGCGTCGGGGTTCGAGCAGTCCGGGATGTCCTGGTCACTGACGCCGGCAGTGAAGGTGATACCGCGCTCGGCGTTGATCGAGCAGGGGGTGGAGAAGACTTCAGGGGTGGCGCCATCGCCAACCTTGATGAGCAGCTTGACGCCGCGCGCGTGCTTAACAGCAGCCATGTAAAACAGGCTTCCTTGGGAGTAGATTTAGGTTGTGGGGAGCCCGAAAGGGCGGGGGCCGCAGCGCTGCGCTTGCGGGTTCTGGGTCAGGCCGGGTCGAGCAGCAGGCGGTGCTCGATCACCGTGTGGGCCGTGCGGCGGTCTGCGTCGGTCAGGTGCCGAGCGGTGCGGAACTCGCACTCGGTCACTTCGAAGCCGACGACGTTCAGACGCCGGCTGATGGCGCGGCGCACGACGGCGCCGATGCGCTTGGCCTGGGCGCGGCTTTCGCTGACGTTGCCGTCGACACGAGCCCAGACGTGGATGGTCGTGTAGGCCTCGGACGACTCCGAGCACTCAGTCTCGTCGCCGATGATCTGGTCTTCGCCGATGGTCAGGTAAGGGAAGGGCGCGTCGGCCGGCGGCGCGAGCGGATAAAGGCGAACCTTTCCACCCATCGCCTGGGCCAGGGCGGCCGAGCCGCGCAGGGCGGCTTCGACGGCGTTCTGGAGCGCGAGGGACGGATCGCTCACGTGATACCCGCCGCCGCCATGTCTTTGATGACGAGCCGAACAGCGCGGGTCAGGCGCGACTTCAGCTTGCGCTTCATCTGCCGATAGGTCGGGAAGAAGTGAGGCTGGGCCGGGTGGTTCACCGTGCCGTGCTCGACGAAGCCAGCGTAGAAGGTGTCTTCGTCGCCTTCGATGACCCGGACCGTCAGGTCAGGATCGGCGCCGGCCGTGCCGGTGGGGCCGGACGCGGCCTTGCCCTTCTTCCAGGTGACGGACGCCGTCAGGTCGCCGCCGTCGGCGGGAACGCGGCGACGGATCGCCTCGGCGAGTTCCTCGGCGTTCTCTTCCAGAGCGTCCGAGACGTGCTTGCGGATGGCGGCGGGCAGGGCGCGGAACTTGGCGTTAGCGCGCTGGCGATCGCCGCGTCGGAAACCGGACCGGCTCAACCCGTGGCGCCGCCCATAACGGCCAGGATGTCGATGAAGCCGCGCTCTTTGGCCGGGCTCACCGAGGTGATGTTGAATTCTTGATCAGGTGAGTGGGTCAAAACGGCCCTCCAGGCCGAGGTGATCCGGCGCGTCGCGGCGGTCGAGCGGACCACGATGGCGACGGGCTGGCGCCCTTCCAGTCGCTGCTGGACCGCGCTTTCGGAGCCGCGCAGCCAGATCAGTTTCGACCAGGTTGTGAATTGGGGTTCGAACGGACCCAGAGGGTCGCCGTTCGCGTCATCGCGCCGAGCCTCGAAATCGACGAGGTCGCGCAGGTCGGCCGCTCGGCTCATTCCGTGGGCTTGGCCTTCGCCTGGGGCAGGCTGCCGCCAGGCCGGCCGTCCCCATCGTGGTCGACCTTCTCCAGCGGGGCACCGTTGAAGGGTTTGACCTCGACGCCGGCACCGGCAGCGATGGCGGCTTCGCCGGCCTCACGCTTCACGGTCTCGGTCATGCCGGCCTTGAAGGCGATGGTCACGCGACGCTCGCCGCTCGGCGTGTAGTCGTAATCTTTGATGAACTTGATGCGCACGTGGTGGTCTCAGAACGCCAGCATGAACGGACGCAGGAGCGAGTTCGCGGCGGCCGGAATGACGGCCTCGTCGCGGTTGTCGAACCACTGGCCGATCATCAGCAGGGCGGCGTAGTGCTGGGCCGACGACATCTCGTCGAACTCAGGACCACAGAGAGTTTCGATATGCTCGATCGCGGTCGCGATCAGGCTTTCGACGTAGGTGTCTTCGTCGTCTTCGATCAGACGCAGGTGGGCCTTCGCCTGTGCGAGGGTGACGAGCGCCATGGTCAGTTCTTCACGCTCGGCGCCTTGGCGCGGCGCTTATTCTCAGGCGCGGCGGTCGGCTTGATCTCGACGGCTTCGACGACGCCGCGCGCGATCAGGCGTTCGCCATCGCGACGGTCGATCACGTATTCGTCGTCGATCATGTGGACGCCGGCGCTGTTCAGGTGCTGGCGCAGGGTCTTCACTGTGATGACGTCGGCGCGGACCTGGGCGTAGGGGGTGATGGTCTTCGTGGTCATGTTGGCCTCGATCGAGAGGCGAGGGGTGCGGCCGTAACCGCACCCCCGCCAGTCAGGCTTAGGCCGCAGCCAGAGCGCCGGTGATGAAGGCGTTCGGGCGGTAGACCGTCAGGGCCAGGCGCTCTTCGGCGCGGATCGTCAGGGCGTTCCGCACGAAGTTGTCGCGGTCTTCGTACGAGACCTCGACGTTGGCGTCTTCGCGGTCCCAGATTTGGGCGCCGGTGGCGAAGGCGCCGACCAGGAAGGTGCCGGCCGCGATGGCGTCCGATTCAACCACGCGCAGACCCCACAGGCGCTGCTCGGCGCCCGAGGTGAAGGCCGAGAACAGGTAGCGGTCCTGAGCGTCCTTCAGCATCTCGATCTTGGCCCAGTCTTCCGGGTTCAGGACGATGCCGTCCGCCGGCAGGAAGGCCTTACGGGCTTGCAGCTTCGCCCAGCGGATGCGGTCGACGAACGAGGTCGAGCCGACCGGGATGCCAGCCGCGTTGAAGGCGGTCGCCTGGGGCAGGATGCCGTGCAGGTTCTGGCCGGTGCCGTCGCCCAGCAGCAGTTGGGCGTCTTCGACCAGGGCCAGGCCGTTCAGAAGCTGGGTGTCGATCAGCGACTCCAGCATCGGGGTGTCGTCCATCACCTGCTTCGACGCGGCGATCCAGTGGGCGATCGTGCGCACCTGGGCCGCTTCCATGTCGACGGTCATGTTCGACTCGGGCTTCAGGGCCAGTTCGGCGACGGTGGCGGCCGCGTTGGTGAAGCCGGTGACCTTCGGATATTCGACCGAAGACTGGCTGGTGCGGCCCTGCGACAGCAGCGAGCGGATCGTGACCGGACGTTCCGGCAGGCCGACCAGGCCGGCACGTTGCGCCTGGCTCAGGGCCTGGACGGTGTGGCCGGCGACGGCGGTGCCGGCCAGGGTGATGGCCTTGACCTCGATCTTGCCCGAGGAACCGCGACGCTCAGCCATGAAGGCCTTGGCGCGGTCATTGTCGGTGAACTGGCGACCGACCGACTTCAGTTCGGCCTCGCCGCCGCGCGGGCGGGACATCTTCTTGTCCAGCGCGTCAGCAGCCGCGACAGCCGACTTCAGTTCGGCTTCCATGCCCTTCAGGCGGTTTTCCAGGTCGGTCGTGTTGCCCTTTTCTTCGACCGCCTTGCGAAGGGCGTCGATGACCTGGGCTTGGTCTTCGGTCCGCTTGTCCAGGGCGGCGTAGGTGGACTTGATTTCGGCAGCCAGAGCGTCAGCGGCGGCCTTGGTTTCGGCGTCAAAAGCCATTTTTAGGTAGTCTCGTGGAGGGATTGAATGACGGCCTGAGCCATCGTGGTGGCCGCGTCGTCGCCAGCGCTGCGCTTGGCCTTCAGTGCGGGGAAGCCGCCGGCGAGCAGGGCTCGGGCGACAGAGCGAGAGAGGTCAGCGCCACGCGTGAGCCGCTCTTCGAGTTCTTCTTTCGACAGGCTCTGAGCCTTCACGGCGTCGATGCGCGCCGGGGTCAGGGCGGGGAACGTCACGACGCTCACCTCCCAGAGACCCACTTCCTTCAGGACCCGGCCGGCGTCGTCGTCGGTGGCCTTGATGGTGTTGAATCCGATCGACAGGCCGTCCAGGAAGCCGGCCTTGATCAGCGCGAAGGTCTCGGCGCCGTCGACGGTGTCGAGGGCCAGTTTGCCGGTCAGCTTCAGGCCCTTTTCGTCTTCAGCGAACTCGGTCCAGCCGCCGATCACCCGGCTGGGCGAGTGCTCGCGCAGCATCGGGACGGGCTTGCCCTTGCGGCCCTTCAGCGACTTGGCGAAGGCGCCGGGGGCGACCTCGTCGCCGTAATCGTCGCGGATGTTGAAGAGAGAGCCGTAGCCGGTGATCACGCCTTCGTCGGTGATCTGGACGTCGGTCAGCGAGACCGCTTTGCGTTCGAGCATCAAGAGAGAGGGGTCTCGTTCTGGGTGGGTTCGCCGGCGCCGAGGCGCATATTCAGCGGGGTCAGGAAGTCATCGCCGCCGTCGCGCGGGTTGCGGTTCTCGGCGACGCGAACTTCGTTCGGCGACATGGCGCCGAGGTTGACCATCTGGGTGTAGAAGGCGCCGCGCTTGGCGGGGTCGCCGGCCATGAGGCCTTCCAGGACAAAGCCGGGCCAGATGTGTTCGGCATCGCCGTCCCAGCCGACCAGGTCGCGCTTGAGGGCGCCGGTCCAGCGGTCCGTCCAGGGCTTGATGGTGTAGGTGACGTGCGCCTGAAAGAAGGACTCGGCCGAGGCGAACGTCGCGGCCTTGTCGGTCTGCATCACCATTTGGGGATAGACATTCAGGGCGCGGCAGACTTCCTCGACCTGATACTTGCGGGACTCCAGTTGCTGGGAGTCGACGCCGGACATGCTGACGGAAGAGAACTTCCAGTTGCCATCCAGGACGGCGATGCCGCCTTCGCCACCAGGCCCGAAGCGTTGGACCCAGCGGTCCCGCATGTCTTTCGTGGTCTCAGGCCCGAGTGGGGTCTCGGACGACAGGACGCCCGAGGGACGCGAGCCCTTGCCGAACAGGTCAGCCTGGGACTCTTCCAGGGCCATCGACAGGCCGATGGCTTCGCGAGCCAGGCTGATGATGTTCAGGCCGCTGTAACCGTTCCAGGACGGGCCTTTGATGTGGAGTATCTGGTCGCGCGGGACCCGCGTGTAGCGGTTCGCATCGAGCCGGACCTCGTAATAGACAGCGCCGCCGACGCCCGGCTCGGCGATGACCTTCACATCATCCGGCGCGATGGGGATCAGTTCGTGGACCTTCAGGCCCAGGGCGCCACGGTTGATGAAAGCGAACCCGTCACCGGCCAGGACCGCGTGTAGCGTCAGCGTCTCGCGAAACTCGAACGACGTCATCCAATCGTTCGGCTGGTAGGCCAGCAGGCGATAGAGTTCGTGGTCGCGGGCGGTCTTGCGGACCGACCGACCGGCGGCGTCGTCGGTTTCCAGGAACAGCTTGAGCGGGACCTGGGCGACGCCTTCGGCGATGACGCGGGCGGCGCAAAGGACGGCGGTCACGCGCATCGCGGTCTCAGGCGTGACGGTGACCTTGGAGCGGGTGCCCACCGGCTCGCCGTGGTTCACCTGAGTGGGACGAGTGGACCGGCGCCAGAGGCTGGACCAGACGCCCCCGAAGGAAAGGGCCGCCATTAGAAGAAGATGGGCTCTTCGCGTTCGAGATAGGATTTCATGGGGGGTTCCTTGACCGCGCCGAGCAGCGGCTGAATCGCGTTCACAGCAGCGTCGATGCCGTCGATTTTGTTGGGAGAATCCCGCGTCGCCTTCAGGGGAAGGATCGTCCCGTCCGTGCGGCGGCTGACGACTACGTTCGACGCCATCCAATCCATCACCGGGTTGCCGTCATGTCGGAGGCGGCTGGGGCCGGATTTGACCCGAGCCTCCAGTTCCTTGGCGGGGTCGGTGACGTTGCGCGGGTTCTTGTACAGGACGTGCGCGAGCGGATCGTCGGGGGTCGACAGGTCCGCGTTCAGGCGGCTCGCCATTTGGAGGAAGGCGCCGAAGTGGTCGCCGACGATCCGCCGGACCGAGAAGCGATCGACCCACTCACGAAGCTGGGCTTCGATCTCATTATGATCGACCCAGTCACCTGGGGTTAGCTGGAGGTGGCCTTGTTCAGCCCACAGGCGGTAGGGCGCGGCGTGGGAGCCTTGAGCGTGTTTGGGGTCGTCCAGGACCGCGCTAGGCAGCCAGAACAGGGTCTTCATCATCAACCGACCGTCGCCGTCGAACGCGCACAAGGCGGCGGCGCAGATGTCGTCCTTGTCCGCGAGATCGAGGCCGATGCAGCAATCGAGCCCCTCAAAGTCGGACCAGTCCAGGTCGGGGTCGGCGCACTCGCGCCAGCGAACCATGTTCAGCCAGGCCGAATGACTGTTCAGCCAGATGTTGAGGTTCTTGGTCTTGAAGTTAGCCTCAGAGGCCGGCGACGCCTTCGCGTCAGCAGCGGCCGCGTGCATGAAGGACATCTTCGGCGTCACGCCCAGGAGGGGGTTCGCCTTAATCCAGACCGAGGGGTCATAGGGGTCGTCGGCCGGCACCAGGACGGTGCCGTCTGCGTCCAGGACGGCCTCGTCCAGGGTGAAGATGATCGCGAAAAAGTGGTCGGCGTCGAAGAGGCCTTCCAGAACCTTCGTTCCGTAGGTCCGCACCTCGTAGCAGACGCCCGTGGTGCTGAGGCCGGCGGTCGTGATCGACCACAAAAGAGGGTTGATGCGCGAGCCGAACGCCGACTTGATCACGTCGTAGAGCGCTCGATCCTTGTGAGCGTGCAGTTCGTCCAGGATTCCCAGGTGCGGGTTGTGTCCGTCCTGAGTGGAGCCTTTTGCGTTGATGGTCTGGATGTACCCATCGTTCGCCGCGCAGGTGATTGAGCGCGCCCAGGTCTTGAGGCTGAAGGCCTCTCGTAGCGGCAGGCTCTTGTCGACCATCTTGCGGGCGGGGTCGAAGACCTTCGCCGCCTGGGCGCCCGTCGAGGCGCCGATGACCACCTGGGGGCCGACTTCGTCCTCACAGGTCAGGCAATACAGCGCAACGCCGGCGGTCAGGGCCGACTTGCCGCCCTTGCGGGACATCTCGATGTAGACTTCGCTGAAGCGGCGGCCGCCGTCGGCGGTCCGGCGCCACCCGAAAACCGTGCTCAGGATGAAAATTTGAGCAGGGGCCAGGACGATCGTCGGCGGATCGTAGTTCCCTTCGACGTGCTCCAGCTTCTCGATGAAGTCGCAGACGTCATCGGCGTGCCAGAGATCGAAGTAGAAGCCCCAAGAGGGGTCGTTTTTCGCCCGTTCGAGGTCGTCCAAGTGGCGTTGACACGCCAGTTTGACCCACTTGCAGGCCATAATCCGGCCGGCGACCGCGTCCCTGGCGTAGCGCTCGCCAATGCCGGCAAAGTCACGGGCGTGGGTGAGGGCGTTGCCGGTCCGCAGCCGCTTCTTAGCGGTTTGCTGAGCCATTGCGGGTGAAGGGGTTCGTTCTTTCGGCGCCAGCGTCGGCGATCAGGCGCGATTTGCGGCCGAAGATGCCGAACTGTTCGGCCATCTTGCGCGCTTCAGAGAGGTGGGCGGCGGGCGGAACTTCACCGGACCGCCAGGTCTCGATGATGGCGCCCACCAAATTGCAGTAGGTGGCGAAAACCGTCGAATCTCGCGCCGTAACCAGCGAGCCGGCGGTGACGCGCTCGATGTCGTCGATCCAGACCTCTTCGCCGGCCGTGGTGAGCCAATCGGGACGTTCCGGCAGGTCGGAAAGGGCCGGAATTTCGACCAAATCGCCGCCGCGTGAGGGTTGGAACGAGCCCTGAGCCTTCTTGACCGCAGGCGGCTTCGGCTTAGGGCCGGGCTTCATTGCGGTTTGAATTCCTTGGAAAGTTTAATCTGCATCCGCAAAAAATCGTGCCCCCACGCCGGTCCCCAGGCATGGGGTCCCAGGGATTGACCCGCCCCTCCCCCTCGGGGCGGCGAGGCAGGCCTCAGCGGGTGACGATCTGGGTCTCGCCGGGCCGGCGGGTGTAGGTGGACCACCACTTGAGGATCACGGCGCCGACGGCGTCGATGCGATCGGCGCGCTCCGGGTCCTGGCGGAGGCGTGCGCGGCAGACCTCGGGGCTGGTCTCCAGGACCGTGATGGTCTCGGGCTTCAGCTTGTCGAACCACCACTGCCGGTTAGCAGCGACGGGTTCCGAGACGATCAGCCAGGCCGCAGGCCAGGTGGCGGGGGTTCGGGACAGGCGCCCGAGAAGTTCGTTCCGCTCGCGAAGGGCGGGGTCCAGCCATTGGCTGGTCCAGGAGTGAGGGCCAAGGCCCGACAGGCTGGCGGCGATCTCGTCGAGGTCGAGCACCAGGTCGTTAGGTCCAGCGTGCTCGCGGACCCAGCGCGTCTTACCCGAGGCGGGCGGGCCACATACGATGTGCAACGGCACGGCCGACGGGCGCAGCCATTCGGGCCGGCGGCTGGCCTTGCCCCCGAAAGCTTGCTCGCGAGCGGTGTGACGGTCGTGGCAGGGCTTGCACAGGGGGCGGAGGTTGGACCAGTCGAGCCGCAGGTCAGGGCGGTCAGCGATGGCGATGATGTGGTCGACGACGGTCGCTGCCTCGACGCGGCCGGTGTCGGCGCAGAAGCGGCAGAGAGGGTTGGCGTCCAGGAAGGTGAGGCGTAGGCGGCGCCAGTCGGCGCCATAGCCTCGGCTGGTAGCTGAGCCGCGCCGCTGGTCGGCCTGCTTCTTGGCGACCTTGCGTTGCCGGGCCGCGACCTGTGATCCGCCGAGGTTAGGGGGGCGGGTTGCCATTCAACGGCATGACGCGGCCATCCACCATGTGAAAGACCACGTTGCCCTCGTGATCATAGGCCGTGATCACCTCGGGTTTGTGTGTGGCGGGGCCACCGCTGACGACCAGCGCGCCGACGATGCGGCGGAGAATGTCGATCACTTGGACGGGATGCTCTTTGCCTCGGCGAACGCCAGGTTCGCGGGGCACCTATTGATGGGGGGTGCGACGAGCAGAGCACCGGGAATTCGCTCAACCGGTTGTCACTGGGTGACGCTGCCTGCTCGCCGCTTTTCGCCCAAATGGGTCGGGGGCGAAAAGGGTGGCGACGAGGCGGAAACCCGCCGATCGGCAGGGCGCTGGGGTTGCCCGAACAACGTTCGCGCTGTCCGGCCTCGTCGCATTTCGTCCGCCAAGAGAGAGCCAACGGACGAAAGGGAAATCTATGTTTGCGCCGGGCGCTTTTCTTCTAGCGCGCCCCTAACGCCCGGTCAGGGGGCGAGAGGGGCCGGGTTGCCGCGCTACCCTTCAGGGCTGCTAAAAACGACAGTGGCCGGGCGTGCTGTTCGGGTGATCAGCGAAGCCAGACTTATGACAGAAAACGCACCCGCTGTCAAGATTTCCGTTGTTTGTCAACTCTCTCGCGCCAAAAGCTGACTCGTTGCATCAGGTAAATGCGGAGACTCCGGAAGAGCGAAACGGTCAGGCGTGCACGATCATCAGGTCTTCCAGTCGCGTGGTGTAGCGGGGCGACAGATTGTTCGCGCGAGCCGCCCAGGGCGGGGTCTGGCGGATGGCGCCCGGTTTGACCGTGCCACGTCCGAAACGAGCGTTCAGGCTGTCGAGCGCCGTCATCAACTTCTCTGACTTCTCTGGATCGCCTGACGGCACCAGGTCGCGCGGCGCCGACGACGCCAGCACCAGGTCGGGCAGGATGACGCCGGCCTTCGCGTACTTCAGGCCAGGGCGCCACATCGAGCGCGCGGCGGTGGTGACGTGCCGGATCAACGCCAGGCTGTCGGCGGTGGGCTCGATCTCGAACGATCGCTGGGCGTCGAAGAAGGGCGCATCGTCGTGGGGATTGGTGTGGAAGAAGACCTGGACTGCGCAGGCCTCCAGCCCGTGCTGACGGACCTTCTCGGCGGCGCGGCTGGCGTGGGCCGCCAAGGCCTCGCGCATGTCGACCCAGGTCTCGACCGGGCGACCGAAAGCACGGGTCACGCTGACGGTCTTGCGCTGGCTGGGCGCCAGGGAAAGGGGCAGACACGACACCCCATTGAGTTCGGCGTGGGTCCGCTGCCCGGTGACAGTCATGAGCTTCCTGACGCTGGCCGAGGGCAGCGCAGCGAACTGGGCGACGGTGAATACGCCGAGGCCGTTCAGCTTGGCCTGGGCGGCGCGGCCGACGCCCCAAATTTCGTCGATCGGCATCGCGTCGAAGGCCTTCCGGCGCAGGGCGTCGTCGGAGAAGTCGGCCACGCCGCCCAGGTCAGCGGCGGACTTGGCGTATTTGTTCGCAAGCTTCGCCAGGGTCTTGGTCGGCCCGATGCCGATGCAGGTCGGAATCTTGGTGATCTGGCGGACCTGGGCGCGGACGCGGCGGCAGTAGTCCGCGCGTGCGAACGCCGTGAGGTCCACGAACATCTCGTCGATCGAGTAAGGCTCGACGCGGGCGAAGTTCATGCTGAGCACTTCGAAGACGCGGCGGCTCATGTCGCCATACAGAGCGTAATTGGAGGACTTGGCGATCACGCCTTGGAATTCGGGCCGGCGCTTCGACAGGTGCCAGACCTCGCCCATCTTGATGCCCAGCGCCTTGGCCTCGGCCGACCTGGCGATCGCGCAGCCGTCATTGTTCGACAGGACGATGACCGGCTTGCCGATCAGCGTCGGGTCGAAGGCCCGTTCGCACGAGACGTAGAAATTGTTGCCGTCGACCAGGCCGAACACGTCAAACCTCGGTCCTGACCAGGGCCGCGATCATGGCCCAGACCTCGGTCTCGTCCGCGATCGGCTGGGGCGGCTGGTTGGCGGGCTCGATCCACCAGGCGCCGTCTTTCTCGGTCAGCACGGCCAGGACGACGTCGCCCAGATGGAAGGCCACGCAGACCTTGCCGGTGCGCGGCTCGGCGGCCGTGTTCACCACGAGGATGTCGCCTGAGTGGATGCCGCGCGCCTTGAGGCCGTCGCCCTTTACGCGGACCGCGTAGCGCTGAGGGCGGCGCAGTTCCAGGAGGTCGGCTAGGTCGGGGACCGCTTCGACGTGATCCTGCGCCGGGCTCTGGAAGCCCGTCGTTTCGTCACCCTGGTAAGCCCGTGCGCCCATGCGCTACGGATGAGCACAAAAGGAGAACAAGGCAAGCGGATATGGAAACGGCCCCCGTGATCCACAGGGGCCGTACGACCTAAGCTGACGCTGTCAGGCGAGGACGGGTGAGAGGTCGGGGAAGAGAACCGACTTGGCCTGCGCCATCAGTTCCTTCAGCCCGCCGGCTGACCAGCGCTTCTCGGCGGCTTGAGGCTTCTGACGCGGACGGTAGTCGAAGTCGCCAGCCGCTTCGCGGGCGCGCATCTCGTCGACGAAGTGCCAGGACGAGCCGTTGACGATCTTGGCGCGGATCGGGTGGGCGGCGCCGCCGGGTGCGCGGACGACGTTGCGGACCGCTTTCGAGCCCAGGGTGCGGAAGACGTCCTGAGCCGTTTCCGCCGCGACGAAGATGAAGCCAGGCAGAAGGGGATGCTGGACGACGACCTTACCCTTGCGGGTGCGGCGCAGCCGGGTTTCCAGGGGGACGTAGGCTTCCAGACCCATGGCCTGAATGTCGGCCAGAGCGGTCAGTTCGGCGCGCGGTCGGGTTTCGACGGCGAACCAGTTTTGGGTGGTCAT